GAACTGATACGACAAACCCATTGGCAGCTCACTAAGTACATAATGCACCAAAGTATCTGCTATGTATTGGTCTAATAAAATAACTTCATTAGCGTTTAAATTGTTCGCAGTTATCCCTGCTTGTAGTCTGTTATATAAAGCACTACCAAGCGCAGGAAGTATGTAAATATCCTGTGCAGTTTTAATCTCAGGTAATACAAGTTTCTCGTCTACGTTAGCGTGTAAGCCAGACCTATCTTTTATATTCTGTACGCTTATAAATAATGTGTTTAAGCTCATCTTTATTTTCTTTTAACTATGTTTGAACGCCACTCGTGTCTGCAACTTGGAGAATGTGTATTTGTACCCGGCTTAGTGTACCAGCCGCCTCTTCTATCCCATACGCTATAACCTAATCTAGCACTCATTTGCTCAATCTCGCTACGGGTGTAAAACTTATTAGCAGTAACTAAATATTTGCAAAAAGGTCTGCTTGTATCTAAATCGCCATCATTAAAACCTGCCTTCCACTCATAACTGTATCTAATTAAAATCTGAGTAGTCTCAGGCTTTATAGCTTCAACAATTTTGCTTATAGGCTGAGTTAATTGTCTTTCGATGATAACGTTGCTATCAATACCTTTACCTTGCTTTACTTCGGTAGTCTTAATAAACCCCTTCTCAATTAAAATATCAATAACACGCTTTACTGCTCCTATATCTTCCTTCAAAGTGTCAGCAATTACTTCTGGGGTAATTCTTTTATCCTTAACAATTAAATCTAAAATATTAGACTGCAACTGCGTTACATCTGCAAAAGCCTGATAGTCTTCATCGTCGCTAAATCTTGTTTTGCTTTTAAGAACTTCATAAGTGTTTCTGTCATCTCCGAACTCAAAAAAAACTTGATAATCTTCTTCGCTAAATTCTAACTCTTCACTACCAAGCCAAGTACTAACTTCATCATCAGTTAAAGCATATCCTGCTTTTAACATAGCGGTAGCTTGTTCTCTGCTTATCTTACCCTTGTTAAATTCTCTAATGATACGCTGCATATTTTGCCACTCACGACCCTTTAAGCCTTTAATATGCTCATTAACATTTAAAGGACTTGCTGCCATTGGTTGCTCTGTTTCAAGAGGCAAATTGTACTGAGTAGGGTCTATTCCAAGCTTCTCTAAAATCCATTGTTTTGGTGCTACCTGTAAAATAACGTTCTCGCTAAAATCTATTCCGATAGGGTCTACCGGCTGCAATTTAAGTTCTACTGTAACTCCTGCATACTGACCGAGCATATTAAATACACCTTCAATCTGCATTTGTTTGTATCTAACATAAGTGTTGTTAAATATCTCGTAGCTATCGCGCATCTGTTGGCGCGTACCTAATTGACCAGCAGTTGCGATACCAAACAAGTCAGGGCTTGTAATCTGATGTCCAGAAAATATGTTGGTCTGAATTAACTCGTCTACTCTACTAAAATCTTCTTTGGTTAAATCACTCGCACCTAAGTCATCAACAATAGGCTTTCTAGTTGCATCGTTTACAAAAGCAAGTAAATACTTTTTTCCGTCTGCACCTGTGTACATATTATCGAACTGTCTGCTTACTGCACGTTTCTCATCAGGGCTTGGCTCTCCGTTTGGTAATGTGATAAGTTTACTAGCAGAAAACCCGGTCTGAGCATTACCTAAAACGTGCTTACTTACTTCTACATCACTCTCAATGTAATTAAGCGCACCGAAATAACCCGGAAGGCTATAAACGTTCATTCCCGGTCTGTATTCCTTTACATAAAGTATCTGCACTCCTTGTGGGTTAGCAGGGTTGAACGCATTGTATATCTCAGCTTTTTCTTGGTTGCGTGTAGCCTTCCAATCTTCCTTATACCAAAACTGAGTGTTGTCTTTGTTAGTTCTAATCTTTGTATAATCACAATGCCATAACTCAGCAATCTGCGCACCCATTACACTCCAAATAACTTGGATATAAGCACCGCCAAACAACTCTAAGTCCAAAGCAACCTTTTTAGTAAGGTCGTTTAAGGTTTCCTCTCTATTTACCTTCTTAACAATAGCCTCTTCGCCTACCCATCCGTTCCCTACAATGTAGTTCACCTTGCCTCTAATGATAGCATTGTGCTTGGCAGATTTGTTAAATAGGTCTAATAGGTATTGCGGATAGTCATTGTTTTGACCATACTGCATATAACCTTCGCCTTTTTTCTCTTTATATTCTGGTTGCTTTGCTTCCGCAAATGTCAATACTTGTATTTCCATTATTGTCTAATTGTGAATGTGCTTGTTGTTTCGTATTCTGTGAATGATATAGTAGTTCCCGTTAGCTCCATTATGCCGGTTTCTAGCAGGTTTAAGCCTGTCGGGTCTGTGTTGGTAGTACTTGCTTGCTCGTAAATTGTATACGTGTATTGGCCGTTTAAAGCCGTATTAAAGAAGCTATTTACAACAATAGTGAACTCATTGTAACGTTCTTTATATGGACTTATATCTGTGTTGTTTAGCCTTACAAATTTTATGTCCGTGTTCGTGCTTCTATTCTCAAAAATGAATAAATAGTTCGGACTTGTTAAAAGCTGCTTCTCAGTCAAGGTAAGTATTATATTTTGGGTTTGCCCCTTGTTTAGTCTTATCACAACTATAAATATAAACTAACACGATTGTTTGCAAAATAAAAAACCCCCGCCTAATTAAAGACGAGGGCATCTATATACAAAACCAAAACAACCTAAGTTCCCGGTGTCATTAAAGCTGCTGCAATATTTGAAGCAACAGCCGGAGCCATAGCAGCTTCCGCACCTGTGAAGGTTAAAGTGTAACCACTTCTATCTCCTTCGGCCGTTCCTGTACCACTATTTCCAGCAGTAAGGTCTAAGCCTCTTGTTTTTCCTAAGTACCAGAATGCGCCATTGTTATCTTTGGCTACTGCTACTAATGTGTTTTGAGCTAATAACAAGATTTCGTTTCTTGTGTTCGCTTGTAGTTTGTTTAATACTATGGTCAATTCAGGAGCATAAAAGACAGTCCCGTTTTGTACGTTTGCATTAACATTCTCAACGAATTGAGAAGTGCCTTTTACAAGTTCGTACTTATAGAACTTCTTGCCAGATGCTTTTACAAGAGCGGTGATTACACCACTTGCTTCTGTTGTAGAAGTAACATCTGCTGCTGCTATGAAATAAACCTCAGTAATACCACCTAAACTGTCTTTACAATCTAGGGTATAATTTTGAGTTAAAGCGCAAGGCATATTGTTTGAATTAATTAGTTTGAAAAAATGGGTAGGTATATTTCAACCTACCCTATAAATTATGCTAGAACGAATGCAGCAACTTCATCAGGGAACGCGATGTTCACGCCCATCTTAAATTCACTTACAAATCTAATTTCATCAGCCTCTTTTGCATAGAATATTTCGAAACGCTCTTCTTCGTTCAATAAGTCTGTACCTAAGAACAAGTTAGATAAACGCATAGCGTAAACCTTGTTAGTTCCGTTAAGACCTGCAACAGCTACAACTTTGATTGTAGTGCCCGGAAGTACAAATTCGCTATCAGCTTTTACATCAATTTGGTAATTGAAGCTATTTGCATTTTTAAGAGCAATAGTGTAAGTACGGAATAAATCTTGACCACAGAAGATAGTCATATCATCAGCAGCTACAACTTTTGCAGGAATAGCTCTGTAAACACCATCAAAGATAGAGATTACGTTAGCAGAAGTGATAGAAGATAAAGGCGCACCACTAATAAAAGTAGAAGCGTTTGCAGCAACAACACCAGAAGCAGCACCGATTAACTTAACAAGGCCATCGAACTTGTTTAAGTTTACGTTCACACTTGAAGTGTCACCTTGCCATAAAGCAGTCTCTAATTGAGCAGCAATAGTCTTAGCTTTCTTCTCAGAATACTCTTGCTCAAAAGGAATAGAATCATACATAGAGCCTGTTGGTAAAGCCTTTTGTAAATACTTTGATTCTAAATTTTTAACGCATAAAGATTCATTTAGCTTAATTTTTCCAGGAGTTACCGTGCGCTGCGTAAAAGTCGTCGCGCCGCTTGCTGAGAACCCGCAAGAAGAGCCATCTTGGAAGATAGCGTCTGTTTCCATAATGTTGATTTTTTCGCTTGACTTTACGCCAACCATAACGTTACCAGCGCTCTTAATAAGAGCAGCAGTTTTTGCACCCAATACAGATGAAGTTACAAGTAGAGCTTCGTTTTCTTTTGTATAGTTTGCTAATGCAGATACATCAAATCCCATTTTATTTTATTTTTATT